TCAAACGTTCTTCGGCGTTCTATGAGCCACGCGCAGTTCCGCAACCGTGCGCGTTTTTTCAATCGTATTGCGGTTATATCTGGCAGTCGTTGCAATGTTCGCATGGTTCGCATGATGGCGAAGATGCTCAATGTTCGCGCCCGCGTCGGAGCCTTCAGTCACACCGCCCGCACGGCTGTCGCGATTCCAAACGTCACGTGGCACGCCGCATTCGTTGGCAATCGATCTCCAGACGCGCGCGAACCGCTGCCGGTCGCGATATGGTAGGCCAGTCGATTCGTCGACGATCATCGGGCCAATCCTCTTTTCTTGCGGAACGTGATCCAGAATCGAGCGGAGGAACGGATACGCAGTCGTATCGTGCTCGGCGACCTGTCCGGTTTTTGTCGTAACCTTTGACAGAATGCCATTGGCGTCGATGTGGCTCCAGGCAAGGCCGCCGGTCCATCTTCTGCGACCTGAAACAATCCCCTGCCCTTCGTCTTGGTCTGCCAAAGGCTCCCACAGTCCAATGACGTCAACCTGACGCAATGTGAGCTCGAATTGCAAAGCCTGAGCGAGAGCGATCGAGAGCCTGCCCTGTTCGATGGCCTTGGCGCAAATTGCTTCGACCTGTTGGAACGTGATGCGTTCCGTGCGCGCCGGGGGAACGTGGAACCGCATTTGCTCCAGAACAACGGCCAGCCGGGCGCATTCGGTCACGTTGGCAACGATGCCGAACTTGACGACGATGCGAAGCATCTGCATTGCCTTGTATGCCCGTCGCACGCGCTCGGGCTTAGGCTCCAGCTTCGTACCGGCGTTCTTCGCAAGCTGAATTTCCTTTTCGGTATGGGCTGCCGGTTCCTTCAGCTTGTTATACCACCGCTGAAAGTCTAGGCCAGACAGTCGTGAAAGCTGCCGGGTGCCGACAGTTTCGATCAGCAAGTCGAGGCTTTCGTCGTACATCTCACGCGTGTTGTGCTTGATGTTGTGGTACGGGCTTTCTTCCGTTTCACGGTACACCTTGATGAGCGATTTCAGCGAGCCGTCATAGAGCGGCTTGGCGCCCAGACCACGATTCGAAAGCCAGAGTTTCAATTCGCTCGAAAGAACCCGGCAGCGGTGGGCGATTTCTTCATCGCTGCCGAATACCGGCACCGTCTTTTGCGGATAGTCCTTTGCGTTCTTCGAGACAGCTGACGCCACCCAATAGTGGCGCACTGTTCCATCCTTGTTGGGTCTTCGTTTCAAACCCGGAGCGTTCAATTCCATTTTTCTTCTCCGTCCAGGGCGGGATTGCCCTGTGGTGATTTTGTGCCGAGATTGTAGCGCTGATCAAGAAATGCCTTGCAGGCTGGCCAGTACCGTCGGCCTTCAAACATCTGGTCAGGCATAGGAAAGCCGTCCTTCTCCAGTGTTTTCAGGATGGTCTTGCACTTGTCTGTCGGCAATCCGATGCGCTCGGCGATTTGAGATTCCGTGAGGAAAAGCTGTTCTGCCTTTGCCATCACACACACCTATTCAGTTGATTTCAGAATGCGTGGTTTCGAATCGCGGCTCCTTCCTGTTTCAGATTGTGATTTGTTCTCTGATTGTTCACGGTATAAGACAGCCAGCCTTGGAGGCTGTCATGCGGGTATCTTACACAAACGCGACATTGGGCGATTGCCTGCGATGCGGTGAGATCATCACGGCGCACTGTTATTCGTGTGGGCGATTTGCCGAACTTGATATTCAAGCACTGGCGGATACGCTTGGTCCTGCGCACGGTGCGATGTTTAACGATCTCGCTCCCAAGCTGAAATGCTCGGCCTGTGATGGCAAGCGCCTGCAACTGCTGTATTCCAACATCTGCACAAGACGCGCAGGTATTGGCGGCAACAACTGGGGCGGTACGTGACATCCTCACCCCCTTTCCCGCAGTGCGGCGCGGCCTGCTTCGGTGATGCGCCATGACGGGAACATTCTGGTTCCTGTCTGCTCGGCCAAGCCTTCCTTTGTGAGCTTGATTAGATGACGGGCAGCCGTTTCTTTCGGCGACATGGTTCTAATCCCAGCCCCTTGAGCTATGGCGTAAGAGCTTGCGCCAGAATGCTGGTCGAGCGCCGCCAAGACTTTTCTATCCTGTGCCGTCAGCTTCATTCCCCACCGTCTTTCAGGGCTTGGCGCTGCGCCGTCTCTCCGCTGATTTCGATGTGATCCGCAATCTCGCGAAGCAATGACGCCATCTGGCGAAGCTTCTCTTGGTTCGGATCGCTGTCGAGATAGGGGCGAGAGCTAGGAACATCGCCAATCAGCGCAGAAAAGTAAGTCCGCGTCGGGTTGTGAAGATGGCAATATTCTCCGGCAGGGAACAGGCTGTCTACAAAAGCCTGCGCTTGTTCGCGTGTCAGCTTCATTCGCTCTGCTCCCCAAGTGCGGAGGCGGCGAGCATGGCGCGCCAAAAATCGCTGTATGTGACGTAGGAGGATTTTATTGCATCCTCCCTCTCGCACATTTCTAACATAGCCCCGGTCGGCTCCAGTAGAGCGGCGAGGATGGCCCCGGCAGCAGCTTCGGCCAATTGCGGATAGATTCGTGACAATGGCTGCGCGATAAGCTCTTTGCGCCGTTCTTCCATTGCATTCGCAGCTAGAGCGATGAGTTCCTTACTTGGCATTGCTTGCCTCCACGAATGCGCGTTTAGCTTTTGCAGCCCACTTTCCAGCACTGTCAGGGTTTAACCAAAACCAAATGACGAAGAGCGTCATAATAAATCCGAAACCGTTCATCGGGTGGCCTCCTTTGCGCGCAAGAGGGCGCGAACTGGCTTGAGGCGTTCTTCTGTTATTGCCCAGCATAGCTGCATGAGATCGGCCCCGGTTGGCGCGTCTAGCTTGGAGAGGCGGGTAATGAGGTCGGTCATGGGTTTTTCTCCAAGAAATTATCGATACCGACAAAGAGGTCATAGGGTGCACGTTTCAAGGATTTGCGGGCCTGTCGCAGCAATTCTGTCGCTTTCTCAAGCCTTAACTCAAGCTCGACGGCGCGGCATTGGCTAGCACAGGAACAAGGCACTACGGGTTCACTCATGACGGCTCCCCTTCCAGCACGGCGCGGGCTTTGCGAATGTCACTGGCGGTGAACAGAACATTCCCATCTAGATCAACCATATAAGGGTGTTTATCTGGAACGTGTCCCAGGCGACCTTCTGGAACTGTCGACACCGGTATTTTAGCAAACGGCTCCAGCGCCTTTTGAGCAGTCGCGAGCTTGGCTTCGAGGGCTTTGCGCTCATCCCATGTGCGTTTAGCGAACTCCTCCGGATCGTCATCCTCGGTCATTTCCAGATACGCTAAAGCGTTGGCGTATTGGGTATTCACCCCCTTCACGCGCCCGCCGTTTTCAAGCTCGGTCTCAAGTTCCTTAATCCGCGCATCCTTCTCCGCGTTGTCATTGACCAGTTCTGTTTCATGATCTTTGATACGGTTTAGGTCATGGATGAGCGCCGCGTTGTCGGCTTCGAGGGCTTCTTTATCGTCATTGGCTTCCTCAATGATATCCAGAAGGCGTTGCTGCGCTTCCCGTTCCGCCGCCAATAGCTCCTCAGCCTGCGAGCGGGTGACGAGTTCGCCGTCTTCGTAAAAGTCGTAGTCCTTCGGGCTGACCGTCACCAGTCCGTCCGACTTATAGTCGTCCTTAGATACCGTATCTGTAGCGGCAGGCGCGGGGCGGGTGTTCCAAGCGTTGCGCAGTTCCTCGTAGAAAAGCGGGCATGTCTCCATTGCGAACTTTTCCCGCGATCCTGCGCCGCACTCATTGCAAGAAATGCGATGAAACTTTCCGTCTGTATCCATGTCCGGAGTGCTTCGAAACGCAATGCGATTGCTGCCGCAAAACGGGCACGGCTTCAGTTCACTCACCATGGCGGTCGCCTCCTGATGGGCTAAGCCGGAATTTGTCGTAGGCTTTGGAAAGCTTTTCGGAAACCTGATTAGCCAGTTCGTTGCCTTCCTCATTGGGCAGGAATGACATGCCGAAGCCGTTCATAAGTTCCCAAAGCTCGGCCTTAGTAAATGTGACTTTGACGGTCGCGGGCTTGCTCATTCCGCGCCCTCCGATGGTGCAGAGGGGGACACATGCGCCCAAGTGCTCCCGTGAAGAACACGCAAAACCGTGCTCTTATCTACGTCGAACCTTCTTGCTATCTGACGGGATGAAAGCCCTCGAAACGCGAGTTCCTTGATTTCAATGACCTTTGGTGGTGAAAGTTTCGCAGAATTAGTTAACTCGCCCTTTCTGTGAGGAAGCCTAACTGCTCCGAAATGATAACCGTGGTATCTATTCTGAGACGGCGTTACCCACTCTAAGTTATCAACTCGTGCATTTGTTCTGTCGCTGTCGATATGGTTCACCTCTGGGAGAGCCAGAGGATTGGGGATGAACGCTTCGGCTACCAGTCGATGAACGCGAGCCGTTGCTTTTCGTCCATTCGAGAGATCGGATAGGCTAACTGTAAGGTAACCGGTGCCATTCTTTCGAGCCGTCAGAAGATGCGCGCGAAAGCGCTGTAGTGATCCGTCTTGTTTTTTGATCAAACGGCTAACGGACCGAACACGCCCAAGGTTCGACACTTCATATAATCCTTCCCACCTGACCACAGGTTTCCAAAACTCAACCATTTTGGCCTCCTTTGACGGGAGGGAGAGGCAGCGGACGCCAGTGGACGAACTCGTCAGGACTTTCCGCCCATTCGTTGGAGTGCGCGTGAACCCAGCCGGTTTCGCCGCCTTCGTAAGCCATCGGAGCGCCCCAATAGCAGTCGGTCAGCCGTCCATACTCATCAGACCAAAGGTCGATGACTGTCCCATCCTTCGGCGCGCTCTCAATCGGCAGCCACCCATCCCCCTCGACCTTACCGGCATCTGCATGGTCCGTGAAGGATAGGGCGCGGATGGCGGCGGCAGCATCTGCAAACAAGTCTTGTGCAGCTCCGATATCGAAAAGCTCGACCGGCGCGCCGTCCGTCTCCATCCAGCCTTCATACTCAAGGCCAGCGTCAAGGCGTTCCAGCAATTCTTGCAGGTCGCCTTCCTCCAACGCCAGCTCACGCGCTGCGGATGGCTCAAGCGCGGATAGGATGGCGAGGTCGGCGCGGACGTATTCGGCTTGCCCGTCGCGTTTGTGTTCATTCCATCCGCCGATCAGACCGCGCTGACCGCTGATAAGATCGGTGCTTGCGCCGTGGACCTTCGCGTAAATGCGCTCTGGCATAGCCTTCACGGCTTCTCCCGGTAGGGTGGTCATGGCTGGACACTCCAGATTGCGGTCCAATAGCGGAAGGCGACGACGCCGCACCCGAGAAGGACGAAAGCCACGCAAGAGATGAGGATTCCGACAGCGAGTTTGACGGAGAAGCGATCCGGGTCGCGGTATTGGTGAGCGCAATAAGGCTCACCGTCGCGATTGCAGATGCAGTTCTGGCCAAGGTCGCATGTGTTCCGGCGGTCGGTCATAGCGGCACCTTTTCAATGGCTTCGTAAATGTCGGGATGGCTCAGGCCCTTGAGCCGGTCCTGGTGCGCGCCAAAAATGAATTGCGCAGTTTTCTGCACGTGATCGGAGCGGCCTTCGAAGTTCGGCTTGTAGGTCGTGTGCGCTGCGACCAATGCAGCGCGGTCGACGGCCTTATCCAGTGCATTGTGATAGTTCAAGAGAACCATCTGATTGTTGACGGACGCCGGGGATGAGTTAGCGGGAGGGGATTCCCCGGCGTCCGATGCTCTCGCGGGGGAGGAAGGCCGCGAGGGTGCATTCGAAAGTGTTTCGCCACGTGCCCAAGCGCGAAGCTGACGGCCCGATTCCTCGGTCACTGCCTTGCCTTCTGGGAAAAATGCGAGGTGTTGGCGCTGAAGCTTTCCGTAGACGGCTTGCCCGTCTTTGATGAGAGGCACACCCGGATTGTCAGGCGTGACGGTGAAGCTCATCGTCATGTCGTACATGAACCGTTTCTCACAAACCGGCGTCCAGCCAGCCTGTTCGATGGCGTTTTTTTCCTTGCCGGTGCGTTCGTCGCGGATTTTGACGAACTTGATCTTTTCCTCGGCGCGCATGCAGAAAATCACATAACAGCGAACCTGACGGAGCGGCGAGATAAGGCGCGTCTTGTGGCGGGTCTTAGGAACCTTCCAGCCCGGCGCGTTGAACTTGTCGATTTCCCAGCCTTCGAGATTGTCATAGGGCTTGCGAGCCAAGCGCGCCACTTCGTCGTCATGCATTTCCTGCAAGCCGCCGACGCCTTCATATTCATCCGACATCGAGTCGACGATGATGACTTTCGCCCCTGCCCGCTCGGCGGTCTGGATCGCCTGCATAAAGGCTTCGGGCGTGAACGGCGGGCGCATGTCGAGGTGCTTGAAATTGAACTCGCTCGCATAGTGCAGCATGCGCTTGGCTTCGGTGTCGATGCCATAGATCGGCTCGCCCTGCGCCAGACCAGTCGCAAGCTTCAAGGCGCTGTACGTTTTCCCGCTGCCCGACGCGCCAGCAATTGCAATAAGAAGGCTGGTGTCATCGCGAACAGCATCGGTGAATTCAAAATTTGTCATGGTAAACCTCAGCAGGGCAACGCAATCGGCTTTGGCCGATACGGCACTTCTTCAAATGGGTTCAGGGGATCGCTCGGCAGATTTTGGAGCCGTTCGTCTTCGATCTCGCGGGCAAGCCAGCGGGTTTCGGTGTACGGCGGCATTTCTGCCGTCTTCGTCTTGCTCGGATAGCCCGGCCATTCATTCGTGGTGACGTGATGATCCCACATGCGAACGGCGGCACTGGCCTTCTTCTCGCCGATCTGGCGGCCCGGAATGTCGAGCTTGGCGACCGTAATTTCGTGAGGCGCCTTCTGTTCCTGGACGATAAACAGGAAGTCGAGCGCGATTTCATGTTTGTCGATCTGCGGGAACAGGTGACGGAGTCCGCGACGGTAAAAGCCGTCCTGCAACTCGTATTCGTTGTTATAGATTGTCTTCTGCACAGCGTCGGGAGCCGCTGACATTTCCGTGGTCTTGTAATCGATCACAGTGATGCGCGTCGGTTCGATTACAAGCCGGTCGATACGCGCCCGGCACCAATGACCGCCGACAACATCCTGCCAGCATGCAGTGATTTCGTTGTGGTACTCGCCGATCAATTCGCCGGTGACTAAGGCTCGGATGCGCTCATCTTCGTGGATTGACAGTTCGCGCTTAGCGACATTCATCATGTCCATAAGAAGCGCGTAATCTTCCTTCAAAAGCGGGATAGCGCCGGTTTTGTGCGCTGCAATGCGCGCCGCCTTTGCCGCGTTCGTTTGATATGTCGGCGCATCGATCATTTCGATTTTCGTCGGCTGGCTAAGCAATATGGCATGTGCAGCTGATCCGATTTCAGCGCGCTTTTCCTGCTTTTCTTCCTTCTTCGGCGCTGTGTTCAGCCGTGGGTGAGCCGTCCACGCATGGCGCGCGGATTCATCAAGCAACTTCTGACCGATCGAACGCGACAGGCTCGGCGTCGGGCAAAGACGATCCGCGTGGTAATCAGCTTCCGACGAGATATACAGGCCCGGCTTGCTGATCGGCTTTCCATTAAACAGAACAACATCAACCATTGATAACGGACTCCTTGAAAAATTCGCCAAGGTAACAAGGAGCTTTTTCATTGTAGGAAGCCACAGCCATAGCCAGTTCATCAAAATAACCGAAGCTAATTTGCCTGCCGCCTATAGTTAAATAAGCCCTATACTTCCCGCACCTATGACGAGTAACGCCAATGGGAAGCTTTGTTTTTCTGGCGACATGACGATTTCTATTGTTTTCGCTTCTGGTCGCCAGCCGCAAGTTTGTCCATCTATTGTCAAAACGGTCGCCATTGATGTGATCTACATCAACAATAGGCCATTCGCCCGTCATCCAGTTCCACGCAACTTGGTGCCCACGCAATATGAAAGGACGTAGTTTGATCTGGATATACCCGTGACTATCTAGACAAGCGCAACGCTTCCCTGCGTATCGCGAATTCCAACTATTCGCAGCGCGTACGGAAGAAAACTGATCGCAAGGGCGCGGCTTCCACTTTATCGCTCCAGTAGCTTCATCAAAATCAAACGTGTCTTTAATCACTTGGTGAGTGATCGTGCGAAACCCTGCCATTTTAGGCCTCATATTTCCCCAGCCACTTTCGGAAGCGGCCATTTGGTAAAATCGGTGAAATCGTCTGAGCGCGGCAGAACATCGACGCAATGTGTGTTGCCAAACAGCGTGAGCTCATGTTCACCGTCTTCCGACACGATGCGGATTGTGCGACTGTGGCTGTTGCTGTCGTTCTTGCTGACAAGCTCGACTTTGGTGACCCTGTGAACGGAGATATCCATCATGCGAAATACTCCGCCCAGACCATGACCGCCGAACAGAACGTGACCATCACGAGAAACTTGAAAAGATCGATGAGGATGTCATCCATGGCGCACCTCGCCCGGAAACTCGGAAGCCAGCGCGATTGCAACGTCGCGGACCAGAATGCCGGTCCAGATTGCGTTCGTGGTTTCTTCCTTCGCCTTGGCCAGCATTTCGGCTTCCAGCGTTGCGCGGCGGGTGTGGCCGGAGATTTGAAGGGTCTTCGCCATTACGCGCGCCCTCCCTGTGCGGAGTCGATTGTCACACCCGCGCCTACAACAAGCGTATCTCCCGCAAGATTGTCTCCGATGATATCGAGCATCTGGAACATCGTCCCATCGCCGAAATTTTCCTCGAAGCTGCGAATGAAGTTGGAAATAATCGACGCACCTGCATGAATGATTGCTTCTCGGTCGGTTTCCAGGTTCAGTTCGTTCAGCGTCCAAGACATGAAAGCCACATTGACCTCGCAAGCGCGAAGCTGCGCGTGAGCAGACGGGCTTTCGACGTTGGTCAGATCAATCTTGGACAGCTGTTGCCGCATTTCGTCCGCGGCTTTCTGAATGTCATAGAAAACACTCATGTTCGCGCCCTCACAGATACACTGACGGGCTGCGGCAGGCGCGAACGTGAGAGCGGTAAGAACGCTCGTCGTCGGCTTCCTCAGCGGCGATCAGATGGAAGTTTGGGAGGTCTTTGACCCACTGCGGCGCGTCGTCATCGAACGGACCTTCATATGAGCGGGCAACATCATCCGTGATGTCGACGCCGCGCATGGTGCGAACATCGAAGCGCAAAATGCGCTGCGTGTCGTAACCGTCGGCGGCCTTGATGATGTCCTTGTCGGTTGCGCCGATGCTCACACAGGCATCAACCATTTCAATCTGCCCTGCCCCGTCATGGGTTTCGAGCAGGATGCGGGTGTATCCGTCTTTGATGTGAGATTTGAGCATGGGTAATGCCCTCCTTGTTGGAAAGCATATTCCCCAATATGTGTAATATTGTCAACCCCAATTTGGGTAACATCGAAATTTCAAAGCACGCCTATGATTTCCTTGAGAAAATCACAGGGAGACAAATTTGCGCTTTGGACTTTCGCCAGAAACAGACGCCATCATAACGATAGCGATCTATACGGTGATCATTGCCGCTATGCTGCTCATTCCGTACTTCATGACGGAATATGTGAAAGGCGCTTACCGAAGGAAAGCAGCATTCGAATCCGTTCGTCGGTCGAAATATAACTGGTCAGTCATTTTTTTCTTCGCGGCCGTCTGGGGCGTGCCTATCGCGATAGTTGTTGCGGGTCGCCTGCTTAAATGATTACCGCGGCGCCATAGAGGTCACCCGCGCAGCCCACAAAAGTTCGACATCTTCAATTGGGCTCTCGGTCTGGGACAACAGATGATAGAGGTCGGGGTGCGATCCGCGCATCAATTTTTTGACGAGTGTGCGCCCGTCAAGAAGCTGGACCACACACAGTTGACCGATCAAATCCGGCGTTGGAGGCGTGCGAAGCTCATCGTAATACACGAGCCAACGATTAAAGAATGGGCCGAGAGAGTCGCCTCGGGCTTCTACGGCTACAGTATGTTCAGTGCCATTCTCAGGCATCGGGACCTCCTCGAACGGTCCCTGGGCGTCAAAAAAATGTGCTTCCGATCCTGCTGCAACATATCCGACGAGTGGAGCCGTGAGCGTAGTAGAGAATACATCCTTCTCTAAAACGTTAAAAGCCTCTGCGGCTCGGCGAATATATTCTGCCGTAAGCTGACGTTCTCCACGCTCCAACTTGATGAACTGACTGCGCGACACACCCATGGCTTCGGCGGCCTGCTCGTGCGTCCAATCGCGTTCGGTTCTCAGTTTGCGAAGATTGTTACCCATAGCGGGAACCTTTACTTAATCGCGCCTTTGGTGTCCTTCCCCGATTTGTGGAAGATTAGCTTGACAAAGTTACCCACATTGGGGAACATGTCACACCATGAAGCTGCACCGTTATTTACAACTCACCGGGATCGATGATGAAGCTTTTGCTTCATCTATCGACATGTCTGTCTCTGGGCTGCGCAAGCTGAAAAGCGGCGAGCGCATTCCTCGTCCGCATACGATGCGGCGCATCTATGAAGCGACTGGCGGCGAAGTGACCGCCAACGATTTCTATGAAGATTTGATCCCAACACGCTCGACTTCTCAACAACAGGCTGTTTCCTGATGTCTGCATCATTGCCCCTTTTTGCTGGGACAGGATTCGCTAAGAACCGAAAGCGGATTCGCTGTGTTGACGCCGTGTGCAACATGGCTCGGCGTCTCTGGCCGTCGAAGACCGCGATCAATCTCTCCAGCCGTGCCGAAATCTCTCAACGTGCAGCCGAGCTATGGCTTGAAGGCCGTACCGAACCTGGCGCCGACGCGCTTATCAATCTTCTCCGCTCTGACGTTGGTTTCGATTTGCTGCAATCCATCATGGATGGCGCCGATACCCGTTGGTGGCGCGACTTCGAACGCGGCGTGCACATCGCTGAACTTGAACAGCGCATGAAATGGCAGGCCGAGCAGCTGGCATCCCTCAAAGCGGAGTTTTCGAAATGATCCGACACGTTCTTACGGCGGGCCTCATCTGGGTTTGCCGCCAACTCATGAAATTCAACGAGTTCCTTTTGCTCGCGGCCAAGCGTCGGGTGCAACAGGACATTTTCAAACGCGATGGAGCAAACAAGAAATGAGCGACAGTATTACCAGTGAAGCCCAGACGATTGCGGTTGGCCAGCTTCGTGCATTTATCGAGCGTATCGAACGTCTCGAAGAAGAAAAGAAGACCATCGGCGACGACATCAAGGAAGTCTACGCCGAGATAAAGGGCAGCGGTTTCGACAGCAAGATCGTTCGCACCATCATCCGTCTGCGCAAGAAAGAAGACCACGAGCGCCAAGAAGAAGAAGCGATGCTCCAACTTTACTGTGAAGCGTTGGGGATGGCTTAATGAACGGGATCACGTTCCATGTTCCGGGTGATGTAGTTCCGTGGGCGCGCGCTGGCAAACACGGCAAAGTTCAATTCACGCCGGGAAAACAGCGCAACTACATGGGCGTGATCCGCGATTTCTGTTCGCAGGCGATGAGCGACCGGCCACTGTTTGAAGGGCCGGTTCGCCTCACTATCGCCGCCGTTTATCCTTGGCCGAAGACTGTCACAAAGAAACGCCTTGCCTCTCCCGACGGCGCTTGGAAATCCACCAAACCAGACGGCGACAACATCGCGAAGATTGTCAAAGACAGCATGAACAAGATCGCGTTCGTCGATGATGCGCAGTGTGCGGTCACGACTGTTTTCAAGGTTTACGGCGATAAGCCCGGCCTGCGCGTCACGCTCGAATCCCTCGAAGGCATCCAGGCACCGATTGCCTGATCGGGTTTGTTGAACGCCGTTCGCGGCGCTCCGCCAATTCGATCTAAATGTGAGGCTCCCAAGATGACATTTTGGTACGAAGGACATTTGGACCAGATTGCGCAGATGCTGCGCGATGGTCTTTCCGCTCGCCAGATAGCCGCAAAGTTCGATGGTGTCAGCCGTAATGCTGTTATCGGGCTTGTCGGTCGCCGTGCTGATCTGGCTGAAATCGGCTTTTCACGCTCACCTCGCGGAGGTGAAGATCGTGCGCATAAGGTCGCCCGCCTTCGTCGTGAGAAGGCGCCACGTCCCGAGAAGCCCAAGAAAGCGGCTGTAGCGGTCGAAGAAGCTGCCGAAGTTGTCCGGCCTGACATCGCCGCATCGCTGTATGACGCCAACTCCCTCCGCGTTGAACTGCACAACATTCCCACCGGTGGCTGCCACTGGCCAGTGAATGACGTGCCGAAAGGCGGCGTCTTCCTGTTCTGCGGCTGCGAGGCAATGCCAGAGAAGCCGTATTGCGAGGTTCACTATAGCCGGTCAATCGGCAAGGGCACGGAATCCGAACGTGCTGCCGTCACCGCTGCGAAGTCGATTGCGAGGGCGGCGTGATGGGAAAGCGATCAAGTGGCTTTGTGCGCCGCGAGCGCGATTTCTATGAGACGCCATATTCGGCGGTTCTTCCTCTCATCCCTCATCTGCATGGCGTTTCCACATTCGCGGAACCGTGTGCAGGAAATGGCGCTCTCGTCGGTCATCTGCAAAAGCATGGCCTCGTCTGCACCTATGAGGGCGATATTTCCTATGGTTATGACGCGCTGACACACCGCTTTGAAGCCGATGCTGTCTTTGATGCAATCATTACCAATTGTCCGTGGCGTCGCGATCTCCTGCATCCAATGATCACGCTTTTTATGCGTATTGCGCCGACCTGGCTGATTTTCGACGCTGATTGGCTCCACACCAAACAAGCAGCGCCATTCATCAAGCATTGTTCTCACGTTGTTTCTGTCGGTCGCGTCAAGTGGATTGAGGGATCGAAACATACCGGCAAAGACAACGCCATGTGGGCGCGCTTCCACAATCAACACGTCGACGGACCGCGCTTTATAGGCCCCGCTGTGAAGGAGGTCGCATGAGCCAGTCCGCTTTCGAGGAACTATTCGACGCTGCTGTGATGCGCATTCTGGAATCCGGCTATGACTGGCGGGATCGGGAGGCAAAACGATGATACAGTATCATCCCGTCACCTTTCACGCTGTTGAGCGCTATTGCAGCCGTATTCTGGGCATAAAGTGCTATCCGCCAAAAGGATCGCGCCCGTATGAGCGCGCAGAGATATTCTGCGAAGCTGCTGGCCTCACGATCGATCAGATACGCGCCATCATCATGACGCCAAACGTCGAACGTGCGTGCCGTCTGGGCTTCAATCGCATGGTTTCTGAGGGCTTCACAGCGATCATTGATGACGGAATCGTCGTTACGGTTGTCGAGCGCAGGAAACCGGCGGCTTGCCGCAAACAGCGTTGGGAAATGGAGCTCGATCAATGACCGTTCTCCAGCTATTTCGCCGTGGCCGCGACACCCTCCAGATCGCAAAACACATGCGCAAATCCGAGGCTGAAGTGCTGAGGATGCTTCATATCCTTCGCAGCCATGAAAAGCGCAGGAAGGCTCGTTTTGGGTCACTGGACGGCAACCGATGACAAAGATGCCATGGGTGCGTTTCTTCCCTTCAGACTGGCTTGCGGGAACGCGCGGAATGAGCGCTGTAGAGACCGGTGTTTATATCACGCTCGTTGCCACAATGTATGAGCGCGGCGAGCCAATCCCAGAAGATCATGCGCGGCTTGCCCGCCTATGTGGGACCTCAAATTCAGCATTTAAAAAGGCTCTCGACACTCTGATCGACGATGGAAAAATTACGCGTGCTGATGCCGGTCTTTGGAATGATCGCGTGCAAAAAGAGAAGGTCTACCTCTCGGAAAAGTCAGAGGTAGGAAAACGCGCCGGAAAAGCCAGCGCTGAAAAAAGGAAGCAAAATCAATGGCAGAATTCAACGGACGTTGAACAGGAGTTGAACGAGGGTTCAACCACGCGCGCACATAAACCAGAAGCCAGATACCAGATACCAGATATATCTACTGACGTAGATATTAAAAAAACGCGCGAGCGCGATTTCGTGGACGAGTTCGAAAGCCATTTCTGGCCGATCTATCCGAATAAGGTCGGCAAGCCCGTAGCCCGTACAGCGTTCATCAAAGCCAGAGCAAAAGCCGATCTCGAAACCATCATGGCTGGGCTACGGGCTTACGTCTCCAAGACTGATGACCGCGCTTGGTGCAATCCGTCGACGTGGCTGAACCAGGAACGCTGGGCAGATGCACCGGCGCAAGTTCCTCGCGGTCACGCGCCGCCCGGCGGGCAACAGCCCGCAATGATGGCCGACCTTACCGGCGCGCTGCTGCGCCAGATGACCGACAGGCAGAACGATGAACCAGATAGCGAAAACCGATCCACGATTGAAACCAGCTACTCCGGGGGAAATCACGGAACATCTGCACCAGCTTTTCGCCTCACTGCCCCAGAAGGGCGGCGATGATCCCGTCGCGGTCCTCAAAGGCTACACGATCGCCATCAACGGATATCCTGAATGGGCAGTTGGCAAAGTTGTTCATGCGTTTATCCGAGGCACGGTTCCCGGCCAGAGCAAACAGTTTTGCCCTAGGGCTCCCGAACTGTCGGCAGCAATCCGCAAGGAGCTCGAGCCGATCTATTCAGAACTGAGCAATGACCGCGAAAAAGCGAAATCGCGAGAAGAAGTCGTCAATTTCCGCAAGATGTCGGCTCCAACGGTCAAAATTACTCCCAAGGGAGAAATAATCGACATGAATGTCGATCACGGCACATGGCTGGATCGCTCTAGGCGCCGTGCATATCCAGACGGCGCGATCTGGGTAGCGAAAACCGCCACGGTGCATGCTCCGGCCAAGCCAATAACCAGCAAGCCGCCCGTGGACGACGAAAAAATCCCGTGGTGATGAACGGCATAAATTCGATGGCAATTGACATAATTAGACAGGTTTAGACATGGCGACGCGGCAAAAGAACCAGAAATATTTGAGTGTTGGCGATATTACCGAGCGTTACGGCGTATCTCGCGCCACGGTCTACAACTGGCAGAAAAGAGAGGCTGATTTCCCGGCAGCCGTCAAAATCTCGGGTCGCCCGTATTTCAGCGAATATGAACTCGACAAGTGGGATGCAAAGCGCGGTGGTGTCGATCCTGACATCGACAGCCGGATTCACGGCCTGAAACCCTGCTCGGGCGTCATCACCGACTATCAGCAGTTTATTGATGCCATGGTGCGCCGTCGTGACGATCTGCATATGTCGAGCATGGAACTCGATGCGCAATCTGGCATGCAGGAAGGCTATACGAGCAAGCTGGAAAACTACGGGCGCCCTCAGGGCCGTGGGATGGGCCCAGAGACGTTCCCGCTATGGCTTGGCGGTCTTCGCGTGGGGATTGTTCTCGTCGATCTGCCGCGTCGGCCTCGTAAGAAACATGCAGATGTGGTATGAATCACCTAAGTGGGTGCAAGTTGCAGGAGACTGAGCCGCCAAGCCAGTCGCCGGGAGGTGCAAATCCTCCCACAGCGCCAAATACGCCGACATAGCTCAACGGTAGAGCAATGGTTTTGTAAACCGGAGGCTGTGGGTTCAAATCCTACTGTCGGCACCAGGATGCGAGGCGGTGAAAGCCGTGAAGGATGGGGAGGTCCGTCCGTTCCTCGCAAGTAGCTGACGGCCAGCGAAGATAGCCGTGGTTGGAGAACGGGTCTGGGGAAGTCCTCGTAGCCAGACGGCTCGAAAGAGCGCCGACTAGGGCAAAAATCAGAACGGCGGCGCTGAAAGCGTCGAGGCATAAGTGTCGGCGCAGCAGCCCCGGCCCGTTCTGATCTTATCCGTATGGTGGTAGGCCACTGTGTCAGCCTCGGTTCGCCGGGGCTTTTCATCCGAATAGATTGATTTCGGACAGATAGTCTCCGATTTTCTCCAGATACATCACAATGGCTATGCTGAAGGCTGTTGTGGTAACAAAAGCGATTATCTTACGCGCTTTCACGTCGATATTGATTGCCTCGCCAGCTCTCACTGTTACGTGGTGGATGATGAACATCAAATAGTAAAACAGCGCAAATCCTATAATGCTTAACAGACCGATCAGGACAACATTGTCCGGATGTATCTTTCTGAGTTGTATCAGCCCCGTAACAAACCCCAACGCAGTGAATATGCGGATAATATGATCGACCAAGCGCGCCATAAAATCCAATTCGAACGCTGATTGTTTGGTATCTCCTGCGACCTTGCGGGAGAAAGCGGCAAGCATCTTCTTCATATCATACCTACGGCGTCACATGCCCAATCATCTTGATTTCGACCGGCACTGTGGGGACCACGCTCAACGACAGCCAATCGAATTGCGCACCAAGCGCCACAGCAGCACACGCCAGACGATAGCGCTGCATGACTGATGGGTCGATAGGCGCTTTCGTGGTGCGGTTAACACCGGCCTCAATGTCGGCAATCGTGGACTGCGAGAAACCTGTCAGTTCGGCCAGTTTCGGGCGTGACAGCTTCATAATGTTCTCACGCCACCACTTGCAGCGGATATGATCGGGCGCGTCTCGGGCAGGCGGAATGTTGTCTGTCACGACTTCCATCTCTGTTTCGTGGATTTCGTCGGCCATTATCAGCACTCCGATTGATTGCGCAACGCCAGCCAGATATAAACGGCTATCCTTTTGCGAGGATGGCTCTTTAATGAGCAAACCCCGTCACGCTGGCAAAACGTGGCGGGGTTTTCAGTTTTCGACACCATTACAGCTATAATCAGACTTGCATTCCGTCAGGATACTTCGTGGTCAGTGGCCTATAATTGTCGGCTACTGACTTGCCACAGGAAGTGCATTTCATCGCCGGAATTACGTTGTGATGAAAATTCGTGTCATCGTAACCGTACCCGCGTTCTGTTCCGCCACAATGTTCGCATTCATAGATTGCTGTGAAATCGCGGCGGTTCTGATCAGTGATTTCCTTGATGCGCATATTGTTCTCTCCGGTTAAGCATTCGGGAAACCGCCCTTCCGGGCGGAAACCGGAAGGCTTAGCGGGTGGTGCCATTCCTAGAGCCGAGGCCGCTCTTGTGGCGGTCGCGGTAAAAGTCCGTGATCGCTTGGTCGCTATCCTCGAATTTTAATTCGTCAATGTCGTACCAACCGCAATACTGAACGGGGTTCTTGCCATTCTTCTGCTGGCGAAACTTCTCAAGGCTAGAGACGTGCAGGTAAACGAGGTTGCCATCGTCATCCATGTTGCCGACGTTAATGATGCGCGCCTTGTTCGTGCTAATGCCGTCATTGAACATGATGACTGCATCCAAGAGGCGGTTTTTCAGTTCTGCCGGGGTATTGATGACGGTCATTTTCGGGTGTCTCCCAACTCGTTTGTTGATCAGGCGGCCTTCTTAGGCAGTCGCGCATCGATTTCGGCGTCGGTCAGTTCATCGAGAAACGACAAGACAGTCGCACCGTTGCGGCAAACCATGATTGCCCGACGATCCTCATAAGTGCCTTTGAAGTCGCTATGTGTCTTCGACCAAACGAGTTGAAGCTTCTGTTCACGTGTCATGATGATGTCTCCATTTTGCGAGGTTGAGGCCGCTGGCATCGGCCTATGACCAAAGCAAACACCATCTATGCACGATCGTCAAGCCATCTCTTGCATTAAATGCATCATATTTATGCTCACCGGCGCATATATTGCACGATTGAACGCCAATAACGCCACATGCGAGTCATTACCGTGTCCAAACAGGCAATCTTGCATTTAATGCAAGGTTTTGAGGTGTGACCAAATAGACACAAAAATCCGTCCACAGTCGGACCATTGTTTTCATTGCGCTTTTCACCTGTGCTTTGCGTGCTTTTCCGCAACATTCTACCGCTTCGCGCGGACACACCCTTCGTTCAATGCAAGATCACTCGATTAACCGTTTGAGCCGCGAACTCCATGGCATTCCCAGCACGCAGAGCAGCCCATTACAGCGCAAAAGCGCAAAAAGCCGCCGCACAGCTTCGAAAAGAAAAAAAAGAGCCCAAGGTTACGCCGAAACAGAAGGCCGTAATCGAAGCCATGGTGTTCGAGGGCATGACACGGGCTCAAGCCACCAAAACCGTGGGAATGTCGGACGAAGCGATGAGACAGGCGCTCTTAAAGCCCCAAGTCCTTGCTTATCTCAATGAGTGTCAGGAGGTGTTACGGACTAGCCTCCGGCCCCGCGCGCTACACACGATGGGTGAACTGCTCGACGACAAGAATTCGTCGGTGAAGTTCAAGGCCGCTGAATACCTTGATGGCCAGAACCGTGGCACTCACACGGTTGGCGCATCTGTCAACGTGCAGATCAACAACACGACGAACGTCGAGACACCTGGATACGTCATAGACCTGTCTGAATTCAGCCGTTCGCCAGAGCCGAAACATGCGCAACAGATAGAACATCTGGAGCATGAGCATGTTAACCAGTTGATATCTCAGGAGAACGTTCCTGATGAGGGCTGAGGAACGCGCACCCCGTACCCCCTTCGTTCTCGATTTCGGGCCTTTGAGGGGTGGCCCCCAAAAATCGCGGGCTGAATCTCCAGTCCACCCCCACACACGCAATTTCCCCCTTTGGAACGACCGGTCAGATTTTTTTTAACCTGTTGGAGAATTCGCGATGACCCGATACGTATCTCCCCGTCGCCCTCGTATGGATTGGTACGAAGCCAATGCGCTCGATAGCCTGCCGCGAACAGTGCATGAGCCTGAACCGGTAGATACGGGCATCATTGATGCGGACGGATTTCCAATCATTCGCATGATGGACCAGATTGGCTTCATTCGGGATGAGGATCGATGACTGACATCGAAGAAAAAGCTCCCCTTCCCAAGATCGACCGCGACGAACAGGGCCGCAAGATATACCGGCCCGGCGGTCGGGTGCTGGCGGAATATATCGCCGATCGGTCGCACGTTTCGATTATCCGCGGTTCCATCGGTTCAGGCACATCGTCGGCATCGATCATGAAGATGCTCGCGATTTCGATGGAGCAGCACAAGAACCCCGATACGGGTTTTCGTCATACACGGTGGTGCGTGGTCCGCAACACATTCCCCGATTTGAAGAATACGACGGTTAAGACCTGGCTCGATTGGCTGCCGGAAGAACAATACGGGCGGTTTTATTGGGACCGGCCATTCCGCCACATGATCCGCGTCGGCGATATGGACATGGAAGTCTATTTCATCGCTCTCGACAGCCCAGACGATGTTCGCAAGATGCGTTCATTCGAAGTGACCGGCTTCTGGTTCAACGAGTTGGAGTTCATCGAAAAGGATATCGTCGACGAAGCGGAATCGCGAACTGGTCGATATCCGGCGGTGAAGGACGGCGGCGCGAAGTGGGACGGCGTGATCGCCGATATGAACGCGCCGCGTGAGGATCACTGGATACCGCTCATGATGGGTGAAGTTCCCTTGCCGGACAACTGGACGGAGGAAGAACGGCTATCCTATCGCAAGCCGGACAATTGGGGCTATTTCGTTCAGCCTCCTGCGATGATCGAGGAGCGCGACGGGTCGGGCACGCTCATCGGCTACAAGATGAACCCGCTCGCCGAGAATATCCGCTGGCTGAAGCCGGGATATTACGAGGAAAAGATCAAGGGCAAATCGAAACAGTGGATCGACAGCCGCGTGTTGAACAAGATCACTGTTTTCGTTGATGGCAAGCCAGTCTGGCAGCAATTCAACGAGGAAACCCATGTTTCCAAGACGCCGCTTGATCCTATCCCAGGTTGGCCGGTCTATGTCGGGCTCGACTTCGGTCGAAACCCAGCGATGGTTGCCGGGCAGATTGTGAATGGCCGGTGGCGCATTTTCGCAGAACTGACCGCACGCGATCAGGGCGCATCGCTGTTTGCTCCGCAAGTTTCCAGACTGTTGACGCAGCGGCTTGGCGATTGGACGGCAACGCGCGCCGGACGCCATTCGAGTTCAGGGGATGGTTTTCAAGTCGAGTTTTACGGCGATCCAAAGGGGGCAGACGGAACGCAGGCCGATGAACACACAGCTTACGACATTTTCCGCTCGCAAGGGATGCCGGTTGAACCGGCGCCGGTGAAGAACAACCACATTCAGACCCGCATTGAAGCCGTCGAACATGCGATGATTACGATGGTGAATGGATCGCCGCGATTTGTGGTTTGCGGGACGAACTGCCGAACGCTGAAAGTCGCGTGCGCTGGCGGATATCACTTCGCACGCCTCAAAGGCACAGCAAACCACAAGGATACGCCCGAGAAAGACCGCTATTCCGACATCGCCGATGCGCTGCAATACATGATGCTTGGTGCTGGCGAGGGTCGGGCGGCTGTTGGTCGCGAACATCGCGGCTCGGGCCAACCTGTTTCAACGAATATGCGACCAAAAACGAGGCGGCGCGGTGGTTTCTGAGGACGGATTTACGCTTGCAGAGTGCGAGCCGGCTGAATGGTTCGTGGTATTCCATCGCGATTCCTTGCGCCGGTGGGTGAATTGGCTGGCATGGGGTCGATACAAACACGTTTCGGCGTTTGGGCGCGTGCCGTGGTCCGGTGACTGGGTCTTCTTCGACTATCTGACCGGCAGAACGCGCGTTTTGATGGTGCCTGACGAAAAATCAGACCGATTTCTGGCTCATTACTCGAAAATGGGCAAGATCGTGAGGATGCCCGCGGCAAATCCCGACGATGAAACCATGAAATTCAAGCCCGGTCTGTGGTGCGTCACTGCCGTCGCTCATTTGCTCGGATTGCGCACCTGTGCTTTGCGCCCTGACGCACTTCTTCGCCATTGTCTCGCCAACGGTGGAACAATCGTAGTGGATGATGACGATGAAACCCAAGGAAGACCCAGCGCTGAAAGCTCAGGAAGAACAATCCCGACTTGAGCAAATTCAGGCAATTCAGGACGATGTGACCCGCCGAACCAATGACGCTATGCGTCGTTATGGCACTCGCTCGTCAACCGCGCCTATCATGCGTTGATCGACATGGCGAAAACCTCAAAGCCTGCCGCTCCAGACGAAACGCTGAAGAACCTCGAACGTGAGGCGAATTCACGTCTACAGGATGCGCGCGGGCAAAAGGATTTAGTCGTCAAGGACTTGCAGGAGTCCTATTTCTTCACCCGCCCTCGCCTGTCTCGCGACGTTTCTTCCCGGTCGGCGCCGTCCAAGCGCATCGAAGACGTGGACGATCTAGCCACAGGGATCGGCCCCGAGGTAAGTGAAGATTTCGCGACTGAACTGATTTCGGCATTCTTCCCTCAAAATGTTCGATGGGCGGAAAGCACGGCTGATGCGGCGGTTCTTGCGGGGATCGAAGAAAATTCAGCCGAAATGAACGATCTCAAGAAATTGCTGCCTGTTTACGACGCCACGGTCTTTGCAGCGATCAACGCTTCGAATTTCAATGCCGAACTGGCTACATCGCTCGACCCCGACGCCTCGCTTGGAACTGTTGCCTGGTGGATCGATGCGCCCGGCGGTGGCAGGCCATACCGCGCCGAACACGTTCCGACGCGCGAGCTAGAATTCAACGTCGGACCTGACGGCGAGATCGACGATCGTTTTCGCGTTCGCCATGTGACTGCCAGCAAAATTCGGTCGGTATTACCCGATCAGGAATTACCCGCCGATGTTGAGCGGAAAATTCAGAGCAATTCAAAAGCCAAGATCGAAATTGCCTGGGGCTTCTGGCGAGACTGGAGCAAGCCGCACGATGACGACTGGATTCACGTCCTTCTCGTTGACCGAAAGCTTGTACATCACACCACGCTTTCTGGCTCCGGATGCCTGCCGCTCATCATTGCACGCCTTTCTCCAGACAAACTTCACGCTTGGGGCAACGGCCCCGCGATCAAGTCCTTGCAGGAATTCCGCATTCTCGATGTGATTACGGCGGCAACGCAGGATCATGTCGACCTCGCTCTATCGCCGCCGTTTGCATATCCCGACGACGGCATATTGAATTTCGAGGGCGGTCTTGAGTCCGGCAAGGGCTATCCGAAGCGACCGGGGCAGCGCGGCGAAATCGAGAAGCTCTATTTCGGCGGCGATGCCGATCTTGGGTTCTATACGGTTGCCGATCTGGAAAAGAAGGTCCGCCGCAAGTTCTTCGCTGACTATCCCGAACAGCGCGGCGACACTCCGCCATCGGCAACGCAGTGGATGGATGAGATGGTCCGCTCGCAACGCCGTATCGGCACGCCGGGACTGAAGTTCTGGCGCGAGGGCCCGTATGAGGTGTTCCGCCGGTTCGAGTATCTGCTCGACAAGGATGGGAAGCTCGACCCGATTGAGGTCAACGGTAGCAAGATCACGGTGACGCCGAACAATCCGGCAACGCAGGCACAGGACGCCCAGAAGCTCCAGACAGCGGGCAATCTCCTGAATGCTATCAAGGGATATTTCCCTGTAACGTCGCAGGCCGCAATCGACGAAATGTCAACGATTGAGAACATGAAGCGCCTTAGCAAAGATGAGGTGATTACCTTGCGCGACAAGGAAACCGCCACGCAGCTTGTTCAACAAATCCTGACCCAAGCCGCAGGCGGGCCGGAAGGTGGCGACAATGGCGCAAGCTAAGCTTCACGACGAGGAAGTCCAAAACTCTATCCGGTGGATTTTCCGGCAGAAAGAAGCCCGCCCGTTCCTCGAATATCTACAGTCAGAATTGGAAGCCATCGGCGTTCCCGAGACCTGTGCTTTGCACGTCCAGCATGGTCGCCGCACATTCGCGGCAGATTTGATCACAGCTGGAATGAAGGGATTGGGTAGCGATGGACCCGAAACTGACAATGAACGATACCGCCGAAGCAAACCTCAACCAGAACAGCGCAAAAGCAGGCGTCACGGCCCCGCTGGCCGGTAACATTGCGTTCGGCGCCACGATGTATGGTCCGAAGCCAGTATTTGCGCCGGAAGATGGCGGAGGATCGGGCGGCGGCGACGGTGGACAAAGCGGTGACGATGGCGCAAACGCCAATGCTGGTGCTGGCGACGGTGGCGATCAGGCCGCCAAGGCCGAAGGCGATCAACAGCTACAGCGCCCCGATTACCTCCCTGAAGAACTCTGGGATGAAAAGGCTGGCTTCAAGGCAGACGCTTACAACGATCTCGTTGCATTCAAGGCCAGCCGTGAAGCCGAGCTCGCTCAAGTTCCTGACAGTGCCGACAAATATGAAATTCGGCTGCCAGCCACCTTCAAGCTCCCTGAGGACGTGAAGGTGCCAGAAGGCGAAATGGTGCTCAACGCCGATGATCCTCGCATCCAGCTTTTGCGCGAGGTCGCACATTCGCAAAACTGGTCGCAGGCACAATTCGAAGATGTTCTCGCCATGGGCGTGAACATGGATATCAGCGAGAACAAGCGACTCCAAGAGGCCGCGTCGGCTGAACGCGAGAAACTTGGCTCTCGTGGTGCCGAGCGTGTGAACGCGGTCACGACATTCCTTGATGCCAAGCTTGGCAAGGAACACGGCGCCGCGCTGCGCGGCATGATGTTCACCGCCAAACAGGTCGAAGCTTTCGAGGCGCTACAGCGCCTTGTCCGAGGAGACGTTCGGGGCAATCCGAACGGGGGCCGCGATGCCACACCAGCCGAACTTTCTGATGAGGAATATCAGAAACTATCGCCAACCGAACGGATCAACTACGCGCGCGGAATTATGCCCCGTTCGCTCTGACCGACTGCTGAGGAAAAACACCAATGCCAGCCATTACCCTTCCCGAATATGCCAAGGGTCTCGAAAAAAAGAGCATCGAACGTCCTCTGATCGAGACTTTCGCGGAGCATTCCGACATCGTTGCGGCCCTTCCGTTCTCCGGTTTCTCCGGCGGCTCGTATGAAGGTTATCGCGAAACCGATATCGGCAATGCGCAGTTCCGCGCGATCAACGAAGGCGCGAGCGAATCCCAGGGCAAGATTGCGCCGTTTCAGGAAACCAGCTTTCCTATCGACACTATTCTGAAGGTCGACAAGGCAATCATCCGCCGCCACGGCCCAGAACGCCGCGCCCGTGAAGAAGCGATGCAGATGAAGCGCCAATCGACGCTTTTCACTGACACCTTCATCAATGGCGACAACAAGTCGAACCCGAAGGAATTCAACGGCGTGAAAGCTCGTGCAACGGTTGCCAATGGCCGTCGCATTCATAATTCGACGGCTTCCGGTGGTGCTGCTCTGTCACTCGCTGCGCTTGATGAAGCGATCGACAACACCACGAACCCGACGCACCTCATCATGAGCCGCGCCTTGAAGCGCCGCTTCATCGGGGCGATGCGTGACACCACCATCGGCGGTTACATCTCGCAGACCCGCGACAGCATGGGGCGTCCGGTCACCAGCTATAATGATCTGCCGATCCTGACCGGCTACCCCAAGGACCGTCATAGCGCAATTCTGCCATTCAACGAAGTTGGCTTCGGTGGCGGCGCTGCGCAGACGACTTCGATCTTTGTTGTTTCGTTCACTGAAGAAGGTCTTCACGGCATTCAGTTGACGAACATCCAAGCCGAAGACCTTGGCCTGCTCCAGCCCGACAACGTGTTTTACGGCACGAATGTCTCCTGGGATGTTGGCCTCGTCGATGACAGTGACTTCTGCTTGACGGCGCTGGATTCGATTACTGACGCGGCCATCGTCAAGTAAGGCGAGCCGACTTTTGTGAACCATGGCCGGGTTTGATCCCGGCCAACTCTGACAGGAGATTGGCTATGGGCCAGCGGATTTTTAACCAGGACAAAGAGCTTATTTTCAAGGATGCCGGTGCAGTTACCGCCGATGGCGCGGCAACTGTAGACGGCTCCGCGAAGATCATCAAGGTTGGCGCCGGGCGCTTCGAAGCCGTAATGCTGATTGACGTTTCGGCGATCACTGTGGGCGCTGATAACGTATACAATATCATCATCCAGGGCAGCAACACGGCTGACTTCTCGGGTGCGAAAGAGAACCTTGCTGTTCTCAACCTCGGAAATACGGCGGTTCGGCCAGGCGGCGCAATCACCTCGCTCATCGGTCGATACGAAGTCCCGTTCCACACCGACATCAACGACGTGATTTATGATTACGTCCGCGTTTATGTCGATGTCGCCGGTACCACCCCGTCGGTCAATTTCAAGGCGTGGGCTTCCACCAAGTATTAATCGAGGGGGCGCGAAAGCGCCCTTTCTCCAAGGAGATATGGAAATGCCGGATAACAAAACGATCTATTTCAAGCGCGATGGCAAAGGCTACGAGATGGCAGCTATCGACGCAAACCGGGCACTGCGTCAGCACTCCGACGAATGGAGCGCCGAGCCGTGGCCCAAGGCCAAGCAGCCGAAGGCTGACGCGAAGACGGATGCATCCGATGCGGGCACCAACGACAAGACCGATCAGGACAAGACTGATTTGCTCGGAGCCGGTACCGAAGACAAGGCCAAGGCCGAACAGAACAAAGGCTGACGCGGCGCGTATCTCCATCGCGGCACGTGCTGCTCAGAAGGCCGGGGGTTTAACGCCTCCGGCCTTTTCACTTATTTGCCCTGTGCTTTGCTGGTCTGCCGTACCTCAGCCAAATTCTGCGCATGGACAAGTTACAAGTTCTCAACAACGCGCTCATCAATACAGGAAACAACCGCGTAAACACGCTTTACGAGGATTCCGACGAATACATGGTCGCGGACACTGCGTTCGACGCAGCGATCAAGCTCCTATCGTCGATGCATACTTGGCCATTTGCGACGACGATTGAAAAGCTTGTCAGAGCGCCAGACAATGAGAATAAGTCTCGGCATTTCCCTGAAAACTGTTTTCGCATTCCGGCACCGCCACAAGTCCTTCATGTGAAGGAAATCTACTACGGCAATGTGTTGCTGGTCGATTATGAGATCATGGGTTTCATTCTCAGCTGTCGGTATGAGGATGAGATTTACGCGAAGATCGTCCGCGAGGCTCCGGGCGCAATCTGGCACCCAATGGCGGAGCAGATTCTGACGTTGCGCGTCGAGGCGGGAATTCTGCGCGGTTTGAATGAAGATTTCAAAGAAGCCGACAATCGCGAGGCTCGCGCCGATGACTGGCTTATGATGGCCCGCCCGCACCTCGATCAGCAGAACCCAGCCCGGAATATGTATCGCTCCAAGGTAGCTGAAGCACGGCGCACGAGGCGGGTATGAGCATCGCAAAACAAGTCATCCGCCAACGCGATTGGTCTGCCGGGGAGATTGATCCCGACGGAGAGCGTCGCGACGATACAGAAGTTTTCAAATACGGCGAGCGCAAGTCGCTCAATATGCAATCTCTCCGCACTGGAGCGATCGAAAACCGTTATGGACGGCAATATCTATATCAGGATGAGGGTGTGCGCGATGACTTCCGTCTTCTTCCTAACGTCCGTCATTCTGTCACGTTTGCTCATCAGCGTGCTACCATCAGGGATGAAGATGGTGCGGTCGTAGCTACTCTTTCAGCTCCGTGGACAAGCGGTGCTGTTGATCGTCTTGTCTGGACCAGTCATGACAATATGATTTTTGTCACGGCTCCGCAGATGCAGCCTCAAGTCATTGAGATCGACAAGAACACGCTTGCTTGGTCGATTAGAGATTATAACTTCAAAGTCAGTATTGATGGTACCGTTCGGTGCCCATTCTATCGATTTTCAGACTACGGCGTAACGATGCAAGTGAGCGCCACTTCTGGGCCGGTCAATGTAACATTCTCCGCTTCGGTTCTTCAGCCATTACATGTCGGCGCTGTTTTTCGATATGCCGGTAAGCAAGTACAGATTGCGACCGTGGTTTCCCCGACACAAGCAACTGCAGTTTGCCTTGAACCTTTGAACCCGACAATCCGCTACGGGTTGAAGAACGTCTCTGAAAACACATTCATCATCGGTCAAACTGTCAAAACATCTATCGGAGGTGTCGAGGGAGAGATCGTTGCGGTCGATAAAGTTGCAAATACAGTTACCATTGTTGTGCTGAACAGGTGGCGGGTTGGCCCAGGAACTGATGACAGGCTTGTAGGACCAAGTAGCGATGCAGAAATAATATCGTCTACATTCGTGACGCCCGCCGCAACGACCCGTTGGGATGAGCAGTTTATGTCTCCTTACCGGGGTTGGCCGCAGTCTGTTTCGAAGGACGCGCAACGCTTGATCTTCTGCAATTTGCCGCAGGTAAAACAAGCCATTGTATGGTCTGCAACTTCCGATCCTTTCGACATGCAGGTTAACGCCGATGCGACCGGCGCGATTTTCGAACTCATCGATGCGGACTGCCAAGTCTTCCATGTCGTCGGCGGTTATGACGAGTTCGCCGTTACAGATATCGGCGTTTTCTACATTCCGATTTCGTCAGAGAATCCTTTAAAGCCCGGATCGGTCGAGTTCCGCCGACTGTATTCCGGCGAGGTTGCAAACGTTAAGCCAGTGGAAGTCACTGAAGGTGTTCTTTTTGTCGATGAATCGCTGACAGGAATTTATGCCATTACGGCGACAGGACAGACCGCACGTCCCTATATTGCTACTGAGATATCGCAGTTTCACCGCCACTTATTCAAAAACGTCAAGAGCCTTACCAGCAATTACGGGACACCGAAAAATGCGGCGCGCCAGATCTTCGTTGTGAACGAAGACGGCACCGTCGTCGTCGGCCAATACAGCAGCGACCGCGAGTTTGTGGGTTGGCGTCTTTGGAATGGTGCTGGTCACGTCAATTCTGTTTCTGCTCGTTATGGCGATGTGGTTTTCTCAACAAAATACGACACGATCGGCACCCCTCTGTTTGTTGCAGAGAGAATTGATTCTTCGATGGAGCTTGATTGCTCCGTAATTTATGGCGGCTCTGGGACCCTACCATTCCCAGTAGGCGAAACCGTCCAAGTTATGGCTGATGGTTTTTTTCTCGGCGATTTCATTGTCGGGCCGGTGAACACAGTTGCCGTTGATACGGCTGAATATTCGCAAATTTGCGTTGGCAAGGAGTTTGATTGGTACTTGATGCCCAATCTATCCGACTTCGAAGGGGGCGAGGCTTTCGGCCAACGTCAGCGTCGTCGCAAGGTGTCGAAGGTCAATGCCAAGGTGCGGGATTGTCAAGAATTCAAGATTGGCAGGAAGGTGCTTTGCACGTGGCGAGGTGGTGAGGATACATCACAGCCTATGCCGAAACGCTCGGGCGTTTTCACATATCGCGAGACGGGCCGGTCGTTCGACCCAGAGTTTACGATTAGCAAAACCATACCTGGGCGCTTCAAATTGTTGGAACTGACTACAGAGGTGACCATCTGATGGCTACAGCTTCCGCCCTTCTCACTGGTGGCTCGTTGCTCTTGTCCGGCATTGGCGGCGCCATCGGGTACAATCAACAGGCGCAACAGGCAAAGAATGCCGCAGCCACTGGTCGCATTCAGGCCAATCAGATCGATGCCGGGTATCGGGACGAACTCAATTCGACCATCAATAACATCCGCGCGATCCGCGCCGGAACCGGCGTTGCTGCTGATAGCCCGACGACAATGGCAATCGAAAACGAAAATGAGCGGGTCAACGAACAGAACCGCAGCCGCGATGTGGCAAGCCGCCGAATTCAGGCAGATCAAAACGAACGTGATGCAAAAACATTTCGCAACTCTGCTTTCACTTCGCTTCTTGGCGGGACCGCGAAATCCCTTCCTTATTTCTTTGGAATGTAAAATATGGCTCGGCTCCCCACGGTTTCGCAGAGAACGGCAATTTTTCAAGGCCCACAGTCGGCTGTCTCGGGTGCGGCAGCAGCGAACCCATACATGCAGATTGCTGACGCTATGGGCACTCTTGGAACCAAGTTCGAGGAGCAGGCAGTTATCAAGGCCGAGCAGGAAGGTGCAGACGCGGTATATCGCGATGAAAACGGCACACTCCAGATGGATCAGCGCTCGAACTGGTCGAAGTCCGGTCAGGCGTATAATCGGGCGGCACAACAGGCTTATGCGGCGCGAGTTGCCGGAGATGTGCGCTCTAAAGGGCAGGAACTTTTCAACGCTGCGAAGGGCGACGTTTCTGCCTTCGATGCATCATGGAAGGGCTTTTCCGATCAGCTTCTTTCGAATACGCCGAAAGAGTATCGCGGCCCGCTGAAAACGATGCTGGAGACGGAAGGCTCGCGGCTGGGGCTTGGTGTTTCTGAGCAGAAGCGGAAGCGCGATCTTTCGATATTCGAGAACGACATCAAGACAGAAATCCAGTTTCTCGATAATGACATGGCCGCCCTAGCGCGTGCTGGCGGCACCGGCACTCCTGATTATCTGGAAAAGCAAAGCCAATTGCAGTCTCTCTATAAGGAGCTTGTCGACAACCCGGAATTCACGGTGTCGGAAAAGCAAGCCCAGATGGAATTGCAGCGGGTCGAATCCCGGCACCTGAGCGAAGCGGTTATCGGCTCCATCGATAAAACTCTGGCGACCGGCGGCGTGAAAGCCGCACAGAAGGAAGCCGAGCGCATTCTGACGGATGAGAAGCTTCACCTTTCCCCCGCCGAGCGCCGTCAATATGCTGGTCTTGCTGAACAGCGCATCAGCGGGTTCGTGGCTGAACAGAAAGTCGCGCTCAAGCCCATTCAGGACCAAGCCACGAAATACAAGAAGCTGCTTGATGAGGGGGTCGGGCTCGACAACCCCGATATCGACATGACGATCGCAAACCTCGCGAGAGGGGGTGACGTAGCGGGTGCGCTCGATTTGCAGGCGAAGCGGCGTGCTGCGCAAACGATTCAGCAGTTCAATCTTGCGAGCCCCGAGGCGCGCGTTGCTGCGCTGGAGCGTGGGCGTGCTGCCGCCAATGGCATTCCGAGCGCGGGCGGCAGCCTTATCGATGCTGTTATCAATGTCGAAAGCGGAGGTAACACGAATGCTGTCTCCCCTAAGGGCGCGGCTGGCATCACTCAGGTAATGCCTACAACGGGCGCAGAGATTGCCGGGGAACTTGGCGACGCCAATTATCCGGTTGATGGCACCGAAGCCGAGCAGCGCGCCTATCTCCAGCGCGAAGATGTGGGCCGCCGGTATGGCGAGCATTATCTGAACAAGCAACTGGCGCGATATGGTGGCGACCAGGAAGCGGCGCTGATCGCGTATAATGGTGGTGCTGAACGTGCTGACGCTTGGCTGGCTGCTGGCCGCGACGATAGTGTCATCCCAAAAGAATCCGCCGACTATTACAAAAAGGTGCTTCGCCAGACTGGCAACTTCCAGCCGACCGGAAAAACCTTTGGTCAGTCTGGACCTTCTGAAGCGCGCGCATTTTTGCTCTCTCGAAGCAATAAGGACGCGAGCCACGTCGACGGTATGGACGCGGCTTTTGGAAATAAGCTAGCTGCACTAATTCAGGCTGCACCTCCGGGCATTTCCGAAAAGCTCGGCATTTATTCCGGGGCCCGATCTGTGGAGCGCCAAACAGAGCTTTGGAACGACGCGCTGAAAAAGTACGGTTCCGTTGCCGAGGCTCGAAAGTGGGTTGCGCCCCCTCCCGGCGTCGCGGGATCGAAGGGCTCCAACCATAACCATGGCACGGCGGCGGACCTTTCCTATAACGGTCAAAGTTTGAAGAACGCGCCGCCGGAAGTTGTAGATTGGTTGCATTCCCACGCCAAGGATTTTGGCCTCAAGTTTCCTCTCGCGAACGAAAACTGGCATATCGAGGATGACAGCACCCGTGGGGGTGCAGTCGCGTCGTCGCGGCCCATGGTCGATCCTGATGTCATCAAGGCTTACCGCACCGGCGTTACACAAGACGCGAAAGACCTCTGGAGCGATATGAAGGGCGGAATTTCGAAGGGAATCCCGCCTGCCGCTAACGAGCTATCGCTACTGACCCGGCAGATTTCTGTGATTGATGATCCGAGTTTCCGGCGTGAGGTGACTTCTTATCTCACGAGCGAAGATGCTGCCGCGATGTTCGCATCGATGCCGCCTCAACAAGCCGCTGCCGTTATCGATGAACTGAAAGCGGATGCCGGGGATGGCGCCACTGTCGCACAGCAACAGATTATGGAGGCCGCCGACCGTACTGCAAAGCGAGTTGCCGAGGCGATGAAGAATGATCCCATTGGCTATGCTGCACAGCGCCAGTGGGCACCCAGCACACCGCCGATCGACCTTGCAGCCGGGCCAGACGCTGTGGGTGCGGCATTCGCAGCACGTCAACAGACCGTCGATCTTTTGCAAGCTCGCGGAATGGTCCAGCCGGGCACGTCCGCACTCCGTCCGCAGGATAAGGCGGTTCTTAACCAGGTGATGACGCAGGGAACTCCGGGCGAACAGGCCGCGCTCTTTGGCGCCATGTCAAAAAACCTGTCTCCGCAGACATATCGTGCGACGATGACGGCGCTCGCCGGTGATGCAAACTCTCGGACTTCTGCAAGTGCGGGCGCACTTTATCAGTACAATCCGCAAGTCGCTGAAGGTGTTTTGCGCGGTCAAGCGCTGCTCAAGGAAAACCCAAACTATGCGCCTAAAAAGACAGACGACAATCAGGCATCGATTGACGATATTCTGCCGCCTCAAGCGTTCGGCGCAGGCTTGGAAGCATCGCGGCAAACGCTTCTCGACTCCGCCCGTGCCCGCTATGCCGATCTGAGCAACACCGCTGGCGATACCTCGGGCGAGTTCAACGAGGAGCGAATGACGCAAGCCGTAAACGAAGTCACTGGCGGGATGATCGATTTCAATGGGCAGTCGATTATTGCGCCACGCTACGGCATGAATCAGGAAGATTTTGACAAAACGATTGCCGATCTTTCAGACGACAGCCTGACTGGGGCTGTAACGTCCGAAGGCCAGCAGATTACTGCAAGCGACCTACGCCGTTATGGACGCCTGCGCGCGGTCGGCGATGGGCGGTATCTTCTCGAATTTGGTCTGGAGAACGCGCCGACTTTTGCGATTGACAGCAAGGGCGGTCCGTTCGTTCTTGATCTGCGAGGTGACCAGTAATGGTGCTTCTCGTCGACCCGAAGGAAGAACGGACCGCGTTACAGGCCGCACAACAGAGCCCCGTTCAGGGTTTCGATCCCGGTTTCATTGAGCGTTTCAAGGCCGATTATACATCGATGATGGACTTCGCCAATGTGAATGCGCGCGAGCGTTCACGCGCCGATATCCAGAGCGAATTCATTTCTCGGTTTTATCAGGAAAGCGGAATCGGCCTGCGCAATTGGCTGACTGGTCCCGGCCTCAATCCCCGGGCTGACCTGGAAGCGAACGCGCGTGGGCAATTCGATGCGTGGAAAAAAGAGAACCCTGAAAGTGACCTGACGTTCCCTGACGCGGAGGCATTGGAATCCCAGACGCTTGACCGTGCGCGCGCCGCTCGCGAAAAGTCCGTCAAACTTCAGGGGCTTTCGACTGGCTGGGGCTCGGCTATTGGCGGTTTCGCCGGTACAGCAGTGGGCGCCATGCGCGATCCAATCAATGCCATTTCTCTTGCATTTGGCGCCGGTGCCGCGTCGGGCATTCTGCGCACTGCACTCATCGAGGGTGCTATCGGCGCGTCATCGGAAACGGCAATCCAAGGCTTGAATTATGGTTTCAAACAGGAAGTCGATCCGAATTTTGGATTTCGTGACGCGCTGACTGAAATTGCGGCGGCGGGCGCCGGTGGCGCTGTACTCGGTGGCGGGATAAAAGGGCTGGCCGCTGCATGGCACCGCGCTGCCACTGGTGAGTGGCCTCGCCAACTCGTCGATGCTGGTAACGTCGTAACACGCGAGGCGTCCGTACCGGCGGCGCGCTTCGACAAATCTGCGCAAGGTTCCGCTGTTTATCGCGCCGCCGTTGAAAAGGCTGCCGACGATCTGTTTCGGGGCCAGCCGGTGGAAATTCCACAGGAGGCATTCTTGCAAGCGAATGCCCGGCCCGGTCGCGTATATGATGCGGATGGCCGTTCTGTTGGTGTTCAGTACGAAGTGGTTGAAGCTGACAACTTAATCACGTCAAATCTCGACGACATGTCGATCAACCCCGCCTTTCCTCCTGAGCTTCAGCCGCGAGACCGCACCCGGGCCATATCGCAAGACCAGATTAATTCAATCGCTGCGAACCTCCAGCCCGAGCGGCTCGGCCCTTCCGCCGATGCTGCCAACGGTGCGCCGGTGGTCGGTCCAGAGGGATTTGTCGAATCTGGCAATGGTCGCGTTATGGCAATGCGCCGGGCGTATCTCGAAAATGGTCCCGCGTCGGAGTCCTATCGCAACTTCCTGCGCGCGCAGAATTTCGACATCGAAGGTTTCACCAAGCCCGTGCTGATCGCGCGCCGGATTACTGATCTCGACCCAGAGGCGCGCATTGGATTCGTGACAGCCGCCAATCGTTCGACAGCAATGCGCCTCGGTGCGGCAGAACAGGCGCTTGCCGACGCTCGCCTCATTGACGATGCGGTTCTGTCGAAGCTGCGCGATGCTGGTGATGTCGACACGATCAGCAATCGGGATTTCGTTCGCGGCTTCATGCAGAAACTTCCCCGTGCTGAACAAGGGGAACTGGTCGATAAGGCTGGCGTGCTTTCACAGGCTGGAGAGCGGCGCATCATGTCGGCTCTTATGGGCCGGGCATACGGTGAGCCAACGCTCTTGGGCCGCGCGCTCGAAGACGCCGACAGCAACATTAAATCTCTGGCGGGCGCGCTCGGGGACAGTGCCGGTTCGTGGGCAATCATGCGCGATGCCGTTGTGCGTGGTGATATTCCTCGCGGGATGGATATCACTGACGATCTTATGAACGCCGTCGGTTTGGTGATGCGTGCGCGCGACGAAGGCCGCCCGGTCGCGGACCTGATCAACCAGGCTGAAATGTTCGGCGGACCCAACGAAATATCGAAGATACTGGCGCGCGCCATGTTCGGCGATGAGAATATGCGCCGTCCGATCAGCCGCAAGCGCCTCACTTCTTTCCTGCGCGACTACGCCGACGAGGCGTTGAAAAATGACGCAGGCGCTCGCCTGTTTGGCGATCCACTGGAATCCGCTGATGTTCTCCGTACATCGCTGGCCAAGGCAGACCGCGAAGATTTGATCGCGGTGGCCAACGACCGCTTGACACCAGAGCACGTCGAGGAAGTGGCGAAGGCGCAAGACACCTCCGACGCTGTTCTGCGCGAGGCAATCCGCATTGGCGAGGAAATGCCTGATATCAAGGTCGATCTGGGCGACGGCGCTGGCGAGCGTTCGATCGCTGAAATAATGGCGGAAGCGGACGACGAAATCCGCATGGCTGCCGATCTCGAAGCCTGCACTATGGGCAACACTGAACACTTCATGCGCGCTCCGGGGGGCAAATAATGTCGATCCAGAATTGCCTTGCCAAGCTCGTTGCAGCTAAGCGGATCACACAGAAGGCAGCCGATGACGCGCTCGCCTTGCACAATGGCATCCAGGATAGGCTCTATCCCGCTATGGGCCCGGCAACCGCCGACGCCGCCGGAGCCCTTGAGGCTGCTCGCGTTATGGCCGAAGCTGCCCGCGAGCGCAAAATGGAAGCCGCGCTGCAAGCTATCCGACAGGCTGAAATTTATGACCGAATGCAGAAACACCCTCGCGGGCAGACTGTCGGCCTGATGAGCGCACTTGTCCGAGACAATTGGGAAGCGGGCCGAGCAACTGGCAACGCGATCAATATCGATAGTCATTCTGAAGCCGTTACCAAGCGCCTGTTCGGCATCATGGGCGGCACTCTTGATAAGTATCGATCGACCATGGCCGGGCTCCGCCAAGATACGGAATCCATCTGGAATGTTGTTGACGAATTGTTCGGGCGAGACACGGGCGATCAGTCTGCACAAGCCGCAGCAAAGGCCTTTCAGGAGGCGACCGGCTACGCCGTTGATCGTGTGAAGCGCGCTGGCAAACGCTTGTCAGTTCTCGACGATTGGCGCCTGCCGCAGTTCTGGGATGCCTCGCGCACCAAGGCTGTTACTGAACGTGAGTTCGTTGACGATCTGATGCAGGAAATCCGTGCCGGTACGATGCGCGTTATGGACAAGGAAGGTCAAGGCGAAGCGCCACCCACGATGATTCCTGGCATTATCCAGAACGCCTATAAGGACATTACGCTGGGGCGGGGCGTCGGCGCTGCCGGTCCAAGCGGGTTCTCAAACCAGCTTCGTGTCTTCCGGTTCGATAATCCTGATGCCTACAAGCGTTTGATGAAGAAATACGGTGTCGGCGATGGCGGCCTTTACAATACGCTCGTCGGACATTTGTCCGGTATGGGCAAGGAAATTGCTTTTACCGAAGTTCTAGGGCCCAAGTACGAGCAGAATTTCAACACGCTTTTGGAGAAGGCCCGGCGCGCTGACGCAGAAAATCTGAGTAAGAGCCAGCGCATAAAGAACGTCATTTCCTTGAACAGTCCGGCAGCCGCACAACGCACGTTCGATGCGCTTTCCGGCAAGCTTGGCGTTCCACAAAATGAATTGCTGGCTGGAATAGGTGGGGGGTTGCGCAATATTCAGACAGCCTCTCGGCTTGGCTCTGCAACAATTGCAGCTCTCCCCGGTGACAGCTTCACCATGTCATTCGCAGCAAATCACAATGGCATCCCGGCGACGGCAGTTCTTGGCCGATTGGTGAGAGACTTGGCGAACGACGAGAAGGCCGAAGCTATTGCGCGGCAAGTTAATCTCACGGCTGCCGCTGTGATGGATAACGCTCTTGGCTCCAAGCGCTTTGCCGATGAAATCGTCGGACAGGGGATTACTGCCCGCGTTGCTGATACAATTATGCGTGCGAGTGGCCTCAACACTTGGACGGAGGGTCTGAAGCGTGCTTTCTCAATGGAATTCATGGGTGCTATCGCCCGCGAATCCGACAAGAAGTTCGAAGCACTCGATCCGCTTTTCCGTGGTTTCTTCGAACGATATGGGTTTACCGCGGCGGATTGGGACAAACTTCGCGTCACGCCGCAACTCGACGCGGATGGGGCGCGGTTCTTTGATGTGAACGGCGTTGAGGATCAGCGCCTCGCTGATCGGCTGATGTCCGCTATCATCGACGAGCGTCACATGGCAGTTCTCGAGCCTGATGCGCGTATTCGGGGTGCTATGTCTGGCGGCTTGCAGCGCGGTACCGTGCTGGGCGAAGCCGTTCGGTCCGCCACTCAGTTCAAAAGTTTCCCCATGACATACATGATGACGCACATGATGCGTGCGGCTGCACAAGATGGAATGTGGTCGAAGGCGGCCTACACGTCGAAGCTGCTTGCGCTCATGACTGTCGCCGGAGCGTTCACGGTTCAAATGCAATCGATTATTGCTGGTCGCGATCCCAATGATATGAGCCGCCCGCAGTTTTGGACAGAAGCTTTTATCCGAGGCGGTGGCGGTGGCATGATGGGCGATTTCGTGAACTCGTCTGTCTCTCGTGGCGGGGCTGGCGTCACGGAATTTCTCGCAGGCCCCGGTCCATCGGCGATAATTTCGACGGCTGACTTTCTGAAGAATGGTTTCAGCGGAAAATCGCTTGCTCAATACATGAAGGGTTGGACGCCCGGATCGTCACTCTGGTACACGAAACTTGCAACTGATCGCATGGTTTTCGACCAGATACAGGCGATGATCGACCCGGATTACCGGAAGTCTTTCCGCCGGTATGAAAAGCGGATGAAGAAAGATTTCGGACAAACATTCTGGTGGTCGCCGGGCCAGACCGCTCCTGATCGTTCTCCTGCCTTCCAACGTTGACCTGTGCTTTGCTGGAAAATTCCTGCCCGTGAATATTTGCGGACATGGTTACAATATCAGAATCCAAGCGCCGCACACCCTTCCAGCCAACCACTCCGACAACGGATTTCCCTGTCGGCTTTCCTATATTCGACAACGATGATCTGCGTGTCTGGGTAAATGGAGCCGTCGTGACGGCCTATACTGTCAGCGCCACTTATGTGCAGGGTGTGTCAGAAGATGCGGTTGTACATCTGACAGGATCGGGGGTCACAGGTGATGTGATAATCGAGGGCAACCGCGAGCCTCGACGAACGGACCAATATCGCAACGGCGCCCCTCTCAAAATCGAAGACCACAACTATTCCCTGAACAGAATTGAAATAACGCTTCAAGAACTCCATCGGGATTCTGTTGATACCTCAGAGGGACTCGCCCAGGAAAAAGCCGAACGTGAAGTCGCTGACGATCTGCTGAATGGCCGGATTGACAACATGGAAAGTGTTGTCAACGCAGCCGCTGACCGTGCCGAAACCGCTGCCATTGCTGCCGAGCAAGCAAAAGAGGATACGCAAAATCTTTTGGCGGGTGCGCAAGATGCTCTGCAGAAGGCTGAAACAGCAGTACAGCCCGAAGACCTTGGAGCGCTTGCCGCGAAAAACAAAGTTGCGATTGAAGACATCGACGCTACTGGAACCCCTGATGCAACAACTTTCCTTTCCGGTGACGGCAGCTTTAAGGTCCCATCGGTGGGAGAGGTTGCGGACAATTCTGTTACCGTTGAGAAGCTTGCGACAGGCACGCGCTTCACATTCACCAACAGGGCCGCCTTGCGTGCATCTAATCTTCCTTCGCGATTTAAGTACGACGTTCGTACTGCTGGTTACGCGAGCCCGGGCGACTTAGGAGGGGCTCGTTGGGATTACTGGGGGGCCGCTGAGCCTAACCTGCCCAGTTCTGTTAAGGAACAAGATGCCGGGGGCAATTGGTGGGTCATGAGTGATAAGGCGTTGAACCCTCGCCAGTTCGGTGCCAAGGGTGACGGCATTACCGATGACACAGCAGCAATTAACATGTGGCTTGCGGCAGCTGCTGCTTTGCGAAGGTTTAATGCCTTCCTGAACGATGGTTGCACTTACCGCTACACATCTTCCATTTCAGTACCTGCTAAGGTTCGTATCCTTGGCGATAACGTAACCACCCTTCAGCGGGGAGCAGTTTCCACAGGCGAGGTACAGCTGGGGTCGGGCAGCGCGCTGCGTAACGTTGTTCTGGATGCCAACAACGTCCAGAACGTCAATAATGACAACTTTGTTCAGATACGTGTCGGGGCCTCGGCTGACGTGTCCATTAAAGAGTGTAGCATTGGTAATTCCAGTGGTTACGCTATTGTCATCAACGATGGTGCACGTTGCACCATTCAAGACAATGTTATCTACGGTTTCTATACGAATGGTGTAGCAGCATTCATGTCGTACTATGGTGTGCACAACCATAGGGTCCTCAATAATAGATTTCACTCAATCGGATGGGCTGCTGTTCTGTTCCAGCGCGTGCACACGGGACGCGTCAGCGGCAATGTGATTGAAGGTACACTCATCGGTGGGCGCAACGACCGCTTTACGGTTAACACTTCAGGAAGTACCGTTACTCGGGTATCTGGGGCGGGAAGCACATCATTTGACAAGCTACTCCCAGGTCAGTTTTTCGTCATGAACAATGGACAGGAGTTCCGTATTGTTTCCATCCAGAGCTCTGTGGCGTTGACAGTTGCGGGCACCTTGCCTTCCTTGACGAACGTTCAAGCCTCAGCAGGCATCGGGGATGCTATTGGTCTTATCTCATGCGCCTTCGTGGATGTTGAAGGCAATCATGTCTATAATACTGCGACCTATGGTATAGGCTGCTCCACTATGGGACTTGATATCAGCAACGAGGACTTGTCCTTCCGCAACAATATCATCCACCAAGCGGGGAAGAACGCCATTAGCATCTCGAAAGACACTCCGGGTAATGGTCAGACGCTCCGCATTAGCATTCTTGGGAACAAGATTGTAAACGCGGGGTTTGGGGGTGGAATTGGAACGGCGGACAGGTTCGCCATTTTGTTGCAATCTACATCGGCCGGGACGTTGACGAACATACTTGTCGACGGTAACACCGCGGTTTCTTATGCTGGAGAAGGCCAAACCACTGCACTGTTTGGCAAGATAGGATCGGTAGTTGCAGGCGACTACCTTTTAGGGTCCAATGTGGCATCAGGCACAACGAACGGCGTTGGGAGCTAACCGATATTCTATCAGTCATCGTTCAAAGACTATAAACTTGTAAAATAAGAAGTTTATAATCATTGCTAAGGCGCTAGCTGTTACAAGAGATAATTGAGGCGAAATATACGCCAGACATAGCGAGTATACGATCCAGTTTATGCTTAATCCCATCAGACTTCCAAATAAGTACGCTTGGAATTGCGTAAAAATATTACCTTCGCTATTGAAGGTAAATCTTCTATTGATAAAAAACGTTGATAACACCGCAAAAGAAAAAGATATTAGTCGTCCAGTGATCGAATCCAACCCAATAAAAAGCATCAAAGTTAGCAAGGAAAAGTCGACCACAAAGCCGACTCCACCCGCTATTATAAATTTACCAATAGTTTTCATTAGTGGCCAATTGCCAAGAAAGCGATCTTCTTCAGATCAGATCGCGTTCGTTGAACAAGGTCTAGGGTAAGTCCCACCCCCATTAGAACGATTGCCGTCATCCCCAAAAACCCGGCTAGAATTGCCGAGGGAAATCGTTGGACAAGACCAGTCTGAAAATATTCGGCTACCACTCCACCGCCCACAATGAGGCTGATAATAGCAGAAAAGGCAGCGAGAATACTAAAAAACAATATTGGCCTTTCCATCTGACACAGTCGCATGATCGTAAATCCGATCCGCATTCCGTCCTTATAGGTAGAAAGCTTACTGAAAGAGCCTTCAGGCCTCTCCTTATAATTGGTTGCCAACTCGCCGAGAGGGATACCCAACTCAAGCGCGTGAACAAGGAGCTCTGTTTCGATTTCAAAACCTGAGGACGATGCCGGGAATGATTTTACGAACCGCTTAGAAAGCACTTTATATCCAGAAAGCATATCGTCTATTTGGCGCCCAAACAGGATACCAATTGCTCCTGTCAGGACTTTATTGCCAATAACATGGCCTCTCCGATAAGCGGCAGCGTCAGTTGCAACGCGTTTTAAATTCAGAAAGTCGAGTTGGTTTTCAATAGCATATTGAACTGCATTCGGGGCGTACGAAAGATCGTACGTATCATCGCCATCGATCATTATGAGGTAATCTTCATTGGCGTCGATGAACGATTTCCTTAATGCGAATCCCTTTCCTTGGCGAATCTCTGATCGCACTATAGCCCCTGCTGCGGCCGCTACAGTCTTAGTCGCGTCTTTTGAATTATTGTCGTAGACATAAACTCTTGCTCCTGGCAAATACTTACGCGCATCCTCAACGACCCGAGCAATCGTTTTCTCTTCATTGTAACATGGCACAATTACGGCAACATTTTCGTACTTCATTTTACCACCCCTGCAACAATTATTGCCAACATCGTTAAAAGCCCTGCCAAACCTTGTTTGCTCGTAGAAATACCTCGGTCTTGACCGACCAGAATGACTGTTGCGGCGACCAGTATGAAGACAGCGGGCAACAGATACCGAAAATCTGCTGCAACACCAACGACGAAGTAAGCTGATATATAGGCGAAGGAAGCGAAGGAGAGACAGTTGACGAGTTTCCCCGGCACTCTGTTAGCACAGGAGGTTGCAATAAGTAATCCAATAGACAGGGCATACCATATAAAACCGAAATGCCATGGTTGCCGATCATATTGCTCCATAATTTCCGTATATTTTCTATGTATCTGGTTTTGGTTTTGGGGGCTATCTGTCTGATATCCGGGTGGAACCATTACATAATATTTGTAAGCTGGCTGGTGGCCCCAATAACGCAACAAATTATTAAAGTGCGATAATCGATGCTGTAAGTAGGCGATTGGATGACCTACAATCGAGTTCACCCAGACTTTTCCTAGACTCTTTCTGTTCAATTTGTCGACGACGAACTTGCAATCTCCCCAAGCATACACATCCCAGTGTACTGGAGTATAACAGCTTCCGACTATTTTTTCCTGATCTTCTGGAGAGTATTCACCCGGCAGCTTCACGTCCCCTGAGAAATGCGATATTCCAGCAAGATCGTAGACCTGAAGGGAAATTAAGGGGTTGTCGCTACGAGCTCCAAGCAGCCTATGGTTTATCGGTCCACTTACTCCGATTAGTGCAACAGCCAGCAGTACAGAGGCTATCAACCCGCTAAATCGAGCATTCCAACCTATTGTTACCATTAAAATTATTGGGGCAGTGATGAAGGGAGCGTTTGCGCGCGTCAACGATGCAACAATCAACAAGACCAAACAAATTGCTTTGTATCGGTAACATACAGTTCCTGTTTCAATCGATCTATTGAAAATTATCGACGCAGAAAGAAGTACGAGGCAGGCCAAAAACACGTCTTTCCAAACAACAGCAATGAGCCCAAAAAATACGGGACAAAGAGCTAATGCAAAAAATACAGGAACTGAGGCGTAGAGTTTGTATGGAGCCAGCAGGAGATAAAGAGACAGGCAAAGTGCAGCAATGTTAATAGCATAGAAGATGCTACCTGTCTGAAATACCTGAATTTGTAACCGCCAGAATGCTGACATGACCGGCGGGTGCCAGTCTGAAAACGTACCCTTTAATGCCTGTTGATACTGGTCATAAGCATCAGCATAAATGTATCCGGGAAAAAAAACGTAGATGATCGTGGCGCACCAAGCGGCCACGATCATCCCGAAAACGAACTTGCGTGGCATAAATCCCCCTACCGATTTACCCGCCATGGACAATCCAGATCGTCCTCATACTATTCTAGGTAAGGAGTCAACACCGAGGATGGGGCTTGCGCTTTATCGGGTACCGACCCAAAGAATCAGCGCAATTGAAACTAAGCTTACAATTAACGATAGATAGGCGAAAATTTCAATATATTGGTAATTGAACTCAAAAGGCCACATAGCATGATACCCCTCACTCTGATCAGGTCGCCTTACTCAACCATGATAGTTCTTTCACCTGTTAGAGCAAGATGCAACCAAACTGCGTAAACTGACGGCTGTGCTTTGCGCTGGGGGCTTGATCCTGTGATTTTCTGCACGACGGAAGAACACAGGAGCGCGCATTATGGCACGCCAGAACTTGGCCCCATCCCTCACACTTTTGTTCGGCGATGAAGGCGGTTATTCAAACCGTGCTACCGACAGCGGTGGCCCGACGAAATTCGGGATAACCCACAGAACACTTGCTGCATATCGCGGCGTTCCATCCGTAACCGCCCAACAGGTCAAGGACATGACGATTCAGGAGGCCGAGGAAATCTATCGGCGCTCCTACTGGCTACAGTCTGGCGGCGACCTTCTGCCTTCTGGTCTCGACTATACGGTCTTCAACTCGGGCGTGATGTCCGGCCCTTCCCGCGCTGTGAAGATTTTGCAAACTGTCGTCGGCGTTACACAGGATGGAGTTGTGGGGGTCCAGACCGTTGCGGCGGTCAAATCCTATCGTGGCGGCGTCGAACAACTGATCCGCGATTATTGCGACGCATACATGAGATTTCTGCGCGGTATCGGTGGCAAGCAAGGGTTCTCAGCCAATGGTCGCGGCTGGACGATCCGTATCACCGGCGTCGATCCGAAAGGCCAGTGGAAAACGACTCCAGGTGTCGTGGGAAACGCGATTGCAATGTCCCGCCGAGGAACTGTCACGCCGACGAATGTCGCTGACCCTGCCGGTGCGCCAAAGGCCAACCCAAAAGACACATCGATCGTTGAAACGCTGAAGAAGCCCGAAGCGTGGGGCCCGCTTGGCGGCTTGATCGGCGGTGTGACCGGAATTGCTTCAGGCACGGGCCCGATTCAGTGGGCGTTCGCCATCATCATGGTCGCTGGCGTTCTCTATGGCCTTTACACCTTGATCCAGCGACAGAAGGCGGCGGCGTGATGTTGGGTATCGCTGATATTCTCAAGATGGGCGCCGCTGCCGTGGCTGGCGCTGTCATCGCCGGTTTCATCGCTCACGGTATGGGTGTGAGTGACGGCAAGAAGCAGGCTTCAGCCGATGCGTTAGCCGCGACCGTCAAATATTACCAGGACAAGGGGGTAATCAAAAATGAAGTGGACGCTGCTGACGCTGCCGCTCTTTGCGCTGATTACGGGCTGCCAGACGACGAACTCCCCGAGTGTGTGCGCCGGGTTCGAGAAGCTTCGGCCAAGCCTGGAAACGTCGGTGAACATACTGACGACTGACCGACCATTCGCCAATCAGGTGGCGGCACACAATCGATTTGGGGTTAAGGCGGGCTGCTGGAAATGACGGAGGAGACAATGCGCCTACCGCCTAAAGGCAAGTTCGAATGGAACCTGAACACGCTGTTGCAGCTTGTGACGCTGGCGACTGTCATCATCGGTGGCGTCACGATCTGGGTGAACAAGTCCCGCGACATTGAAGACCTTCAGGATTGGCGCGTTTCTCATGAGCAAGTTCACAAGGATCGCTTGATCGAAGTGAAAGCGAACGACGCTCGCAATGATGAGTGGAAGAAGGGTGTAGAGTCCGATATCCGTAAACTCAACGGCTCAATCGACAATCTCTCTTATCGTGTCACGGCGAATGAACAGGCGACGGCCTCGGCCCTCGAAACGAACAAAGAGTTTCAGACCACGCTCAATCAACTCGGCGGTGATATGAAAGTTGTGAGGGAAATTCTCCAGCGCATCGAGGCCGCTCAACGTCGCACCAATCCATAGAATAGGCGGCGGGTTGACGTTCCTATCCGCCGCCTATAGTTTCCTTGCCGAATGGGAACGCCGCCCTTTTAATTCAATCTCTTGCGGGAGACTACGAATCTGGGGGTCAGAGGTTCGAATCCTTTCGGGTGCGCCATTCTTTTCTCCATAAGTATTTGAATTATTTGGCTATTTCCGACAAGGAAGTTTGCCCCCTTCCATTGTTACTCTGGCAACGTGCCCCTTCCCGACTCGACATAGTGTCGTATTTTCCTCATAGTTATGAATGTGGGTTGGGGAGAACAATATGATTTCAAGACGTGCTTTATTCATCGGACTTTTAGGAACGCTAGCGACCAGAACGGCTGAAGCAACCCCCGGAGCAGTCAACAGGCAGGGATGCCATGGCCGGCCGCGCCATTGTCATGCGCCGTCCGAGATCAGAAAATCACGCAAACGTCGGTTCGTTCCGGGAAACTTTTTCAAACCAGCCAAACGGAAGCGGCGCTCAAAGCGTTAGCCTCGCATATGCGACCGTCTTTCGATAAAGATGCCATGTTGCATGTCCAAGGATGGGCAGCACCACCGCCAGTCCGGCAAACATGGTGGCAAAGCCCACGACCAGCATGACGGTTACAATTGCCGCCCAAAGCAGCGACTCCGCCGGGTTGCGCCAGACCACGCGCAACGATGTCGCGATGGCCGCCGCCGCACCGCAATCCTGATCAAGCAGCATCGGGAAGGTGACGATCGTCAGGCACAGGACAGCGATTGCAAAAAGCAAGCCGATGCCGCAGCCAGCGAAAATCAGACTGCGTCCCTCTTCCGTTGACAATACCTGGTTCATCAGCACCGAGAAGCTTTCGGGCGGCATGGGGCCGAAATAGTGAACATAGAGATTTTGGGCGACCAACAGCCACGCAATGAATATTGCGAAAAGGAAGGAACCGACGGCCACAATAGACGGCAATGCCGGGGAATGGCTGACATCGAAAGCCCGCCTCCAGCTCGCATCCAGTTTTTCCTCGCGGCGCCTGCTCATTTCATAAAGCGGCAAGGCCGCAACCGGCCCGATCAAGGCGAAGCCGGACATCAGCGGAAACAGAAGCGGCAGCGCATTTGCGTTCGTGCTCCAATAGGTGATGAACAACCCCGCCAGCGGATATATGAGACAAAGAAAAACGTAATGCGACGGCTTCGCCCAGAAGTCGTCGAATCCCATACGCAGGGCATCGAATACATCCGCCATCTGGATGCGTTTGACGTCCGGGTAAAAGTCTGACTGGTCTCGACCTGCAATAACATGAAACTGTGCCAT